TTGTAATAGACTTGCTCACCAGGTGAGAAGTTTTTGCCAGTTAGACTGCATCTGCAATCATATTTGACGGTGATTAATTCAAATGACATAGATGGGTTTTTTGTTTTGTTTGACGAAGTTAAGAGGTTTTTGTTATTGTTAAAGATTTTTAGCAGGTTTTTTGTTAAGGAAATCATAAAAGATTTTTGCTGGATTTTTGGCTGTGGGATTTTTAGGGGATTTTTAGCAGGTTTTTGCTTATGGGTTTTTGTGGGTTTTTTGGGCATAGTTGTACTGTGCCTTTTCAAGCCCATTTTAAACCTTTGAATGATCCAGGTTTATGATCTGTTTTATTTTGCCTCGTGCTCTTCGCTCCTGATTTGCCTTATTTTATTTTCCAGCCAATCAATATTGTAAGACTGAAAGGCAATCCCTCCCCCATATTGTTTGTTATGGAACTTTCGGCCTCCTATCTTACGAGCTAGATATAAAGCTCTTTCGTAGCTTTCAGCTACTTGAAGATAATGGACAACAAAACGAGGGTTTCCGTTTGTGTCATTCTTGATTCGTGTGAACATTTGCTTTGTGTTTAAGTGAAAAATAGAACCCATTTGCAATCGAATGCCACGCCTTAAGCGATGGGTTGGAGGCTAGGCAACCTCAATAAACTCGCCATCCCACGGAAGCCCATTCAGAAACCAAATACCCTTTTTTTGGTATATAGAAACATTAGGCAAAGCGTTTAAACGCTCCTTTGTTACATTAGTAAACCATCCACAATTAGATACCTTTATCTTACCACTTCTTAAGCATTTTTCAGCTATTAAATTATTATGTAAGTAAAGTTGTACTAATGGAGTACCAAAATTTCTATCGATAAAAATTCTAGTATTGTCTTTATTAAAAGGCATATCGTTATTAAAAGCGTTTGCCATTTCTTTTGTGATTTTTCTCATTTTGTTTGTTTTATTCGTTTACGTTTATTAAGTCCAAAATTGCTTCTATTAACTCGTCTTTTGTTATAGGCTCTTGCCCTTCCTCATCGGCATCCCACGAGCCATTCCAATCGAGCGAGTAGGCTAATTCCATTAGCTCATCTCTTGTTAAACTAAAAATAGAAATACTAAATTTTGTAAAATCTAAATTTTGGAATACTTGCTCTACAATTAAATCGGATAGAGTTTCTTTTGTATTGTCTAAAATCCTTTGTTGCATAGGCGATATGTCGCCACTTGTTGTACCATATTCAAAATGTAAATAATTGAATATATTTTGTACCATTGTTTCTACCATTTTGGTAGAGTGCTTTCTAATGTCTGATTTTAAAGGTTTCATTTTGTTTGTGTTTATTTTGTTTATTAATCTTGTACTAATTCCCACGTAAAACTAAAGTTTGCAATATCGTAATACTTTACACCATCAATGATTGTAGCTTTTATTAATTCATCATATTGAGGCATATGCAAACCCTCTTCAAAGGTTTGTGATAGTATTGCATCTTCTAATTGTAGATATGTAAATTGCTCATAATACTCACCTCCGAATGTCTTTTGTTGATAGTTAAAATGCTCAATAATTCTTTGAGCTTCATCTAATTCAAAAAGAGGGCATTCCCATCCATTCCATTTCATTTCAGTTTTAAGGCCATTAAAAACCTCACTTGTTGCACAACTAAATTTTGCTTTTGTGTTCATTGTTATTATTTTAAGCGTTTATAAATGATTCTAAAATATCTAATCCTAGCTCGTATTCGTCAACTCCTTCAGCGTTGCATATCTCGATTGCTTTGCTCATCATTACTTCGTATCTGATAGCTTCGCTTTTAGACATCATTGCCTTGTTGTCTGAGTAGTTAACATAGTCGCTAAATGGTGTATCGATATGGAAGTTAATTCCTAAATCGAATACAATATGTTCAAAGAACTTTTGAACATCTTGAATAGTTTGTAAATCTTGTACTTTCATTTTACTTGTTTTTGATTGTTTGAATAATGGTTTTGATAAGTGCATAAACTACTAATAGAGTTGCACTAATTAAGATGGCTTCGATAATACTAATCGTTTGCATAGTTGTCGATTAAAAGGTGAATAATAAGTTTGGCTACATAGCTAATGAATAGGATAAACAATAGCAATTGGGTATAAAATAGTATCATAGTTTGTGTGCCATTGGTTTAATATGGCACCCCTAAGATAAGCCTTTATATGATACAAACATCAAACAATGTAAAAAAATATGAAGTATTTTAGCCTATCAGGTTTCACCTGGTCGGAGGGTTTGAGCTTTCTGGATCATTCATTTGGTATATATTAGGTAAGGATATATTATATAGTGTTACATTAGATAATATATTAGTATATTAATATAATATACTTATTATTGTTTAATATATGGATATAATGTTACATTAATTGATTAGAAGTATTTAAAGCTGGTTTTTAGCTTTTGCCTAAGCTTGCGTAAACAATCAATAAAGTAAAATACAATAGCTTTGCCTACGGAATAGGTGAGGGCTTGACCTTATTTAACATAATAATATCTATAAGGGTAGAAAAAACGATAGGGGAGGAGTGCCACTACCCCACCCTACTACACCCCCTACCCTATTTATTCGTATGTAGAAAAAATGTAGGTCTATGGGCCCTTCATTATTCTGTTTTAAAACAAAGACTTAACCATTTTTGACATTTGATTTTTTTTATTTTCTATATAACACATTATAAAAACCAATAATATGAATGCAGAGTTTAAAGACATCACTAAAGAAGCTTTTATCATAGCTTACAAGGAGAACTTCGGTAATATAACCATCTCTTGTGAATCAGCTGGGGTATCTAGGTCGTCATATAACGTATGGATTAAGAACGATCCAGAGTTCGCTAAGAAACTAGCTGAAATAGAGCCTGAGGAGATAATGCTAGACTTTGGTGAACATAAACTGATGGAACGTATTGCTAAGGGTGATACGTTAGCTACAATGTTTTTACTGAAGACAAAGGGTAAGCGTAGAGGATATATCGAAAGACAAGAGGTTGCTCACGAAGGAGATGTTGTTAAGCAGATTACTGTGAACGTCTTAAAGGCGAACCATATCGAAGATGTTCCTAAGCTAGATGGTGACGAGCATTTACAACTAGAAGATACTGGAATGGTAGTTCCTGCTACTGAAGCTGCTAATATCCAAGATATTCCACTTTACGAATACGATAAAGAGGTAGATATTGAAAATGAAGCTGGAGAATACGAAGAATAGATCCGTAGGATATGAAAATAGCTCTTAAATGCTATTTTAAGGCTAATACAGACACTTTAATTGCAAAGTAGTACTATCTATCCATAATGACACAGAGTGTCTTAAATCGCTTCTAAATGCCATTTATGTAAAGTTGCCTTATTAGATAACTTGTTACCAATTTGGTTACATTTGGTAGTAATACTAATGAGATATGTTATAAAGTAAGCCTATAGCTTGACTTATCAATCAAAAGTAAAGCTAAAACTTGAATTTTATGATTGATACCCCTACCTTCCTATAAAACGAAAAGTATTAGCTTTGACTTGAGCAAACCAAAAATTTTAATTTATTTCTATGGAAGTAACCACCAATGTCGTCTTTCAGGTATTGAACGATTCTAAGAAAAGAATTTCTGTGATGCAAGGGGGAACGAGGTCAGGTAAAACTTATAATGTGCTTACATGGTTTATCGTAAAGTTGCTACAAGAGAAGGGGAAAACCTTAACTATTTGCCGTTCATCCCTACCGAGCATCAAAGGTTCCGTTATGAGGGACTTTATCGAGATATTGTCCAAATATGGGCTATACTCGGAAGAGAAACACAATAAATCAGAGAATTTATATTTCCTAAATGGAAATACGGTAGAATTTGTATCTACCGACCAACCTCAGAAGATTAGAGGTCGTAAAAGGCATTATTTGTTTATTAACGAGGCCAATGAGGTGAATTACGAGTCTTGGATGCAATTAGCCCTAAGAACGACCGATAAAATCGTTTTGGACTATAACCCTTCGGATTATTACTCTTGGATTTATGACAAGGTCATTCCTAGAGAAGATACTGACTTTACGATTACGACTTACAAGGACAATCCTTTTTTAGATAAAAGTATCATAGCCGAAATCGAAAGGCTTAAAGATGCTGACCACGAATATTGGAGAGTTTATGGATTAGGAGAGAGGGCGATTAGCGAGGCAACGATTTATTCGCATTGGAGAAGACGAAGAAACTTCCCTGAGGGGGGAGATGTGTTTTATGGCCTTGACTTTGGCTTTAACCACCAAACTGCTTTAGTAAGGTGTAAAAACTTCGATGGTGACATTTATGTCGAGCAACTGATATATGATACTAAGATGTCTACCTCGCTTTTGATTGATAGGATGAAATCATTAGGACTTTCTCGTAGAGATGACATATTCGCAGATCCAGCAGAACCGAAAACAATAGCTGAAATAAATAAATCAGGGTTTAATTTGAAACTAGCAGCAAAAGATGTTTTTGCAGGAGTAAATAAGGTTAAATCATTTCCAATATTTATAAAATCAGAATCTTTAGATTTGCTAGATGAGATTAAAAATTATAAATGGAAAACGGATCACGATGGCAATACAATGGATGAGCCTGTTAAGTTTCGTGACCACTTGATGGACGCTATGCGTTATGCTATATACTCGAAATATGCAAAACCAAAGCGAGGTTGGATTGTTTAGGCTAAAAATTTGTTACTTTTGTAAAAATATCTTATAGTGAAGTTAACGGACATACTAAGTGCGGTGAATCCTTTTAAACAAAAGGCAGCCACTAAAATAAAAACAACTCTTAATAATCCTTTCTCTGATTTTGGTGGATTAATTGGCGGTAGAACCCTTTACCCCAATTTGGATTATGCGAAGTTCGTACAAGACTATGATAACAATAGCGAAGTCTATTCTATCATCAAGCGTATCTCAAAAACCATTTCTACAGTTCCATTTTACGTTTACAAGGTTAAAAGCAAAAAAGAACTAAATACTTACAAGGCAATGATGGCTAACGCATCTAGTGGTGCCGATATAGCTAAAGCCGAGTTAGTAAGAGTTAAGGCCGTAGATGAGATTGCCGATAGCCCTTTAAACAAATTACTAGAAAGACCGAACCCATACCAATCTTTATCAGAGTTATTAGAAAATATTGTAGGCTATAAGCTTATAACAGGCAACTCTTATATCTGGGCGAATCGTTTGTCTAATGGTAAGGTTGCCGAACTAGTTGTTCTTCCATCTCAATATGTAGCTATCATCAGCGATGGTACTATTAATGGGGTAGAAGGATATTCTTTCACATTAGTTGGTTGGGATCAATTAGCTGCAAACGATGTTATACATCTAAAATACTTTAACCCTTACTTTAACACTAATGGTCAACAATTATATGGTTTGTCGCCTTTACAAGCTGCTTATCGAACTGTACAACGCAGTAACGATGCTAAGGATACCTCTGTAGGTATGTTGCAGAATCAAGGGCCTAAAGGTATCTTGTATGCAGACGAGTCAAATGACTTTGGCCCTGAACAAGCTGGAAAGTTAAAAGAAGATTTCTACAATCAGTACGGAACTAAAAACAAGATAGTTCAAAACGCAGGACAAATTTTAATCGCTGGTGCTAAACTAGGTTGGGTTAATATGGGATTATCTCCTGTAGACTTGCAGTTACTAGAATCAGAGAAAATTACGCTTCGTGAGTTGTGTAATGTGTACGGAGTTAACTCTGCGTTATTTAACGATCCTGATAATAAGACTTATAACAATATGAAGGAAGCTAAGAAGGAAATGCTTACACAAGTAGTACTTCCTGAATTAGTTTTGATTCGTGATGCGTTTAATAGATTCTTTGAGAACGAAATCGGAAATGGTTACTATATCGATTTTGATATTACTGTGTTCCCAGAGTTACAAGAGGATATGAAAGAACTATCTGCTATTTTATCTCAATCTTGGTGGATTACTCCAAACGAGAAAAGACAAGCTATGCGTTATGATACTGTTCAAGACGATACGATGAATGAGATTTATATCCCAGCTGGTTACTTGCCAATAGCAGAACTAACAATGCTACAAGATCCTCGTAATGCTCAACAACAAGGAGATTATAATTTACCTCCAGTAAAATAATATGTGTGTCCAAAATCTTACAACCTTCTCAGCAGTTTAACCTGCAACAAAAGATTGCTAGAAAATCAATAAACGAATTTGCTCCTAAAATAAAGGAAGCATTGCAGTATGATTTTAACAAAGCAGCAGAGTTGGTTAGAGAACTAGGAGCAGACCAGGTAGCTAATTTTAACAAGACATTTTTCGACAATAACAAAGTTTCTAATATTTTACGAACTTTGTACGAAGGGACAGGTGGGTACACGGCAATGAGGTACCAAAAGATATTTGACAAGTATAAGAAAGACGAAGCTATTGATTTAGATCCTTTGAACATCCTAGACGAGTGGGTAGCGTTTATGTTATCCTATTGGACAGCGATTAGCGGCCCTAAGATGTTTGGGATTCAAAACACAACAGATAACGAGATAGCAAGGATTCTCAATAACGTATTACAATACGGAAGAGATAACAACCTATCAAGAGATGAAGTCAATAGCTTAGCTATACAGACTTTAAGAGAAGGAAAAATAAATAACGCAAGGAGTTTATTAATTGCTAGAACAGAAACTCATCAAGCTTTAAGTACAGGTGCGATGGGAGCAACAAGTGGAATTAATATACCTTTGCTTAAACAATGGATTCACGCTGAGTACGTAGCACTACCTAGAGCTTGGCATCAAGCCTTAGATAGACAGACGAATCCTGATGATGGTGGAGTAAGAATACCTGTGAATCAACCATTCCTAGTAAACACTCCAAAATACGGTGTAATTGAAATGCAATATGCACACGATGAGAACGGTGGAGCAGTAAATAACTGCAACTGCCGATGTTGTACGGTGTATGTAGCTTAAACAAATAAATATGAGTAATTTTTATAACAAAAAATCGGTTGAAGGTGCTCCCATAGATATGGAAGACAGTAGTAGAATTATTACAGTCTACTATTCTGCATTTGGTAATGTAGATAGCGATGGTGATATTATTACACCAGGCGCTTTTACTAAAACTTTAAAAGAGAATGGCCCACAAGCTAAAAACAGAGTGTGGCATTTAATGAACCATTCTACAGAAAAGCCTATTGCAAAACCATTTGAAATGAGTGAAGATGCGTATGGCCTAAAGGCAAGTGTTAAAATACCTAATACAACATTAGGTAATGACCTATATGAGTTATATAAAGAAGGTCATATCACAGAACATAGTATCGGATTTCAGACTATTAAGTCACAAGCGAAATCTGGTTACAATGAAATCAATGAGATTAAATTGTTTGAGGGAAGTTCCGTATTGTGGGGTGCAAACGCAAATACACCAACAGTTGGAGTTAAAAGTCAGATTAAGTCAACTCTAGTAGATGAGATGGGTAAAACCATTAAGTCTTTGAGAAATGGACACTTTACTGACGAAACATTCGAGCTGTTAGAACTTAAACTTAAACAATTACAACAATATCTATCTGAGATGGAAGATGAAGAATCAATCACACCTGAGCCAACCGCTGAAGAAGCATTGCCAACTGAGGAAGCTGATCCGATGATTTCTATCGAGCTAGAGGTAAACAAATATTTACAATCATTTAAAATTTTTAACTAATGGTAGAAGAAATTAAAAGTGCATTCGAAGGCATCAAATCCGAAGTAAACGGAGCAATCGAAAGTGCAAAGGCCGATAATGCTAGTGCATTAGAAAGCGTAAAAGCTGAATTAGAAGCTACTAAAGCTTCAATCTCAGTTGTTAAGGATGAAATTGAAAAAATGGAAGCAAAAAACAATCGTGTTAAAATGAATCAAACAGAAGTAAAAGGGTTTAATGCTACCCTT